GTGGATGGTGCCAGTTTTTCCGCCTTGCCGCTGATAAAGGCCTGTAATTCTCTGTGTGTGATGGAGCCTATCTGCCGTGCCGCGTATTCCGGCTCCACGTGCGTCTTCCACGTGATTTCGTCGGTGCGAATGGTGTTTGGCTTGAGGATCGGACGGCGTGAATCCATCCACTCGGCGTAGACGTCGGACACCAGGGTGCGTCCGGCCGACTGGTCCACGAAGCTGCCGTCCCTTTTGGCGGCGTTGACGTGCTGGTCTCCCCACGCCTCGGCGTCCATTTTGCGTCGGAAGCCGCGTTTGCCGGTCGGCGTTCCGTTCGGTTTGCGGTAGCGCACCTCGTAGCGTTTGCCGTTTTTCGTCGTGTATTGGCGGATTGTGTAGGCCATGCTCGCCCCTTCGTTTGCGTGGCATCAAGTCTATCAATCCGTTGATTTTTTCTCTGTTTTTTGTGTTTCGGCTTGCAATACTTTATTTACTATGCTAATATAGTTTATATCAAGGAAAGGAGGTGAACATGACACCATCGGAGATAATCACCAGCATCTCGCTTCTCGTCGCGAGCCTCGCGGCCCTCATCAAAGCAGTGACCGGACTCATCAAGGAGATGAGACGGAAACCGAAGAAGAGGAAGTGAGCAAGGGTTCCGGCCAGACCTAGGGGCCGGAACCCCATATCTCCGATTATGCCATGGGACATCATGAGAACGGAATCGATAGTCAGCGCGGTGTTCGCGCTCGGAACCGCCGCCAGCGCATGGTTCGGCTGGCCGTTCGCGCTCACCGCCGGATGCGCCATCGTCAGCGCCGTCTTCGCGCTCATCGCCGGAAGGAAGGACTGACATGACCATCAAATACCTGAGCGTCACCGACGTGTCCAAGCGTCTCGGCATCAGCACCGCCGCCGTCAGCGCCTACAAGCTCCCCCAGCCGGACGCCCTAATAGGCCGCACGCGCGGCTGGCTGCCAGAGACCATCGACCAATGGAACGCGCAACGCCCCGGACGCGGAGTCGGCGGTGGCAGGCCGCGCAAGCATCCGGCGGAGTGACGTCCGCCCCGGCGCTCATCCGCGAGCGCCGGGGCGGTTTTGTTGGAGGTTGGATGTTGTCAGTCTTGGATCGATGGGTGGCACTGTGCCGTGTTCAGGTATTTGATCGAGACTACATGGTGGATCTGGGTTCCTGGCATTTTTTCCTTGGCCGCGTTCCCCTTGCGTAGGGATTGCGGATAGTAGGGGCCGTCCTCTCCGCTTCTTCCGAGGCCGATGCACCAGACTGTGCTTCCCATGTAGAGGCGTATCCGGCTGTTGCCTGATTCGACCACCATGGATGCGTCGTTCAGTGCGAATGCGCTGGCTATCACGTCGGTCTTCCTCGCGAGCCATCGCGCGTCTCCGGTGGGCGCGACCCTTTTCACCGAGATCCCATGGCCGGACAGGAGGTCGGTGTACAGGCGTCGGGCGGGAAGTCTGCGGGTGCGGTTGTCGTCGGCGTAGTATTCCAGGCCGCATAGGTGGGCGAAGTTCGAGGCCTTCCATTGGATGTCCAGCGTCATCCCGTCGTCGCACGCGATTCTCGTGATCGTTCCGACGAGATTGGCGTATAGTCGGGCTGCCTTTCGGGCCTCGCCAAGCATCCGCCGTTTCGCCTCGGTCACGTTCACGCCCGGAATCCTCCCAGAAAATTAAAAGAGGGGCACCGACCAAGCGCCCCTCCGAAGCCGTGTGGCTGATCTTTTTACAGTCTTCTGCATGACTAGCGTCCCGTTTGCGCGGGAAGGGTCACGGCTCCGGTTGGTCTCAACCGTCTGGCCCAGCCGTTGGGCGAGACATCCAGCTCTCGCTGATGGCGCATCGACTCGCCATCGGATGCCTGCGGCAGCCAGCCACACGCTTCGAACCCGAAACCCTGCCCACCAGCAAAGCAGGTCCGGGTCTCAAGTTCGATTGCAACGATACCCCATGACGGCGGACATTCGTCTCGCCGTGAGCGTGATCCAGACGGTATTCGCACAAAACCACCGGGCCGCCGCGACGGCGGCGGACGACCACGCAAAAACGCCGAATAACAAGAAAAGCCCCTCCCCCAGCATCGGCTGAGAGAGGGGCGACTTGCACTCAATGTACGAGTAGGTCATAGTATTCTTACACTTCTCCAACATGATGTTAGAGAAATGAAAGGTTTCTACTCGGAATACTTGGCCTTCAGCTCGCTGGCGCCGATCAACGCGCCAACCAGCACAGCCAGAGCGTTCAACGTGGTCACGATCTGGTCAACACATGGAAGGTTCCATGCGGGGCCTACCACATGCACGAACACGGCCAATGCGGGCAACGCGATCAACGCGACCCATTTCAATGCCTTGTATGCCTTGTCCGGCAGGAGGTACTTGTTTTCCTCGCCAGTTTCCTCTTCCGGCTTTTCGCCGTCATGATTAGTCTCCTTGACTTCATCGACCATAATCAGTCTCCTTACCAGTAGAGGGTCTCGCCAGCGTAGATGACGTTCGGATTGCCGGAACGGTACCCGTGGATGCTGTACATGTTGACCCTGTAATATGCGGCGATGCCGCCGAGGGTGTCGCCGGAACGAACCACGTACCGTCCACCGGTGGCGACCGTGGCCGTGCTGGCCGCGCCGGTGCGACGGCAGACGGTCTCGCCAGCGTAGATGACGTTCGGATTACCCGAACGGTACCCCGTCCACTGGTTCCACGAACCACCATTGCTAGCTGCGATGGAACTCAACGTGTCACCGGACTTGACGGTCACGCACAAGCTGCCGCAGTTCACCGCAGTGGACGCGCCGCCAGAACCGCCGAGACGCTGGTTAACTATCGCCATCACCGTGTCATAGGCACCGCCAAGAGCCTGACGACGCTCATTGCCGTTGCCGTACACGCCGCGAATGACCTTCGTGGCCATGTCATTGTAGTCCGGCGTGGCAGTGACCTGCGGCCTGACCGGATCATGCCTCACCTCGGCATGGGTCTTACCCCTATCACCGTTCGCGATCTTCTGCCATGCGTCACGCTCACCGAAGAACAGGTTCAAATCCAACGGGCCGACACCGTTCAGATAGCCGGTGGAAGCATACTGCACCATGCCCTCGCCCTTGCTGCCGGCGTTCCACGGAGTGGACTGCCAGCCAGTCGCGTTCATGGAAGCGTACTGGGCCTTCCACAGCATGCAATGGGCGCGCACGTCGGACGGAATCTGATACACGGCACTGTCCTGCACGTACACGATAGGCCAGACCTTGGTACGCGAATACACTTGGTTTACCCACTGGCGCACCCAGTCGCCGTTACCCCAAGCTGCGTTGCCGTTGGACTCCCAGTCCAACGCGAGCACGCATTGGCCGACATAGCCGTTGAACTGGTTGAGATAATGGTTAACCTCGGCGGTGACGTTGCCGCCGTCCGCGTAATGGTAGCCGCCGCAAGCCTTGCCGGTCTGCCGCGCCCAATCGGTCTGGCTGCGCCAAGACGGATTCACGTAGCCGGAACCCTCCGTGATCTTCACGATGGCCGCGTCGGCGTCCACCACGCGCGTCACATCAGCCGACTGCCAGCCGGAAACGTCGATCACGTTCATATCCGCGCTGGCGACCGGCGCGACAGCTACGCACAACACCGCAGCCAACGCGGTCAACGGCCTGCCAATATGCCGACGCAGACGCTTGTGTTTCGGGTTGCCTTTGTTGAGGATGCCCACATCCTCTCCTTCCCGCCCCCGAGTCGGAGGCAAATAGAAAAGCCATCCCGAAATGGGATGGCTTTGAAGTGTGAAAATCAATGCCTGTGCGCGCCAAAGTTGAACACGAGAACTAGCGCGAGCAGCAGCAGATATATGCCGCCAGCGGTCAATGCCTGTCCTCCTGTATGTGCGCGTCGAGGATGTCGTTGCGCATTTCCGTGCCGACGCCATTGCCTCCCAGACCGCTGTAGGCGCGATAAATGCGTTCAGCGGTCCGTTTCGTCTCGACGGTGCATACGCCGCCGTTGTCCACCATTTGTTGGTGCAGCAGTTCGAGCTTGCAGAACAGCAGTTCCTTCACGCCCTCGTGCAACGGGTCGCGCCTGTTGTCGATTCTGTTGAGCACCCATGGGACGAGCGCTCCGAACCCACCGGAACCGATGATGGCGACGATGATGGTGATTGCTTCCTGATTCACCTATGCCTTCTTACGTCAGAACCACGGGTCGAGAAGGTTCTGCTGCACCTCCGCGCGGTATTCCTCCGGTACTTCGTCCAGTGTCTTGCGTCCGGCCTTGACCAGACGGGTGTACATGCGGACCGCTGCGGCATGATTGAATCTGACCATTGTTCTCACTCCTTGTTCTTGTTGTCGGCGGAATCGTCGGCAGTGTTCTTGCCGGTGTCGGAATCGGTGGAATCCGTCGTATCGCCGTCCTCGCCTGCCATCAGGTCGGCCAGCAGTTGCGCGTTGTCCAGGCTTGCCTGTTCCAATGCGGCAACACGGTCGAGCATCGGCTTGGAACTGGTGGCGTCACCCTCGAACAGGACATCGGCCTGTTCGATGGCCTCCTGCTCCATCAACGGGAGCACCTGATAGGATTCGACTGCCGTGTACTCCACGTATTCCGGCTGATTTTCGGTCGCGTCATGGGTGACGGTCCTGATGCTGCGGCGGATGCGGATATCGGCCAGTCCGTCATCGCGGAGATGGTAGTCCACCTTTTCCAACGGGGTTGCGGAAGAGACGTTCTGAATCATCTGTTATCCTTTCTTTCGGCTTGCCGCGACGGTGTTTCTGGCGCGGCGGACGATTTGATCGACGTTGTTTCGACGCCGGTATTGGATGGAATCGCTGTTTTTGATCCAGCCGTAGTAGCTGGCGCAACGGTATGCGAGCCGAAGACTCGTAGGGTTCCGCGCGTATCGGCGGAATGAGCGGCGTGCGCGCAGGAAGATGCCCGCCCTGACGCCGGTATGGTCCGGGTAGAAGGTGAAGCCCACCATGTCGATTGGCTCCACGCCGACGTGCTTGACATTCCATGTAGGATGGATTTCGAGACGGAGCGTGTCATGCAGGTAGGCGCGTATGCGTTTGACGGCGATGGTCAGATCACGCTTCGATCTGCCGACCAGGAGAATGTCGTCCATGTAGAACAGCATGTGCGTGACGAGCCGTCTGGTGGTGGTTTCGCCTGTCCTGCGGTTCACGCGCTCCTTGCTTAGATGCCGTTCGCAATAGTGGTAGGCGTATGAGAGGTAATAGTTCGCGAGCCACTGGCTCAAATAGGAGCCGATGTTCAATCCGTCATCGCCCGCGTATTGGTCGATGAGATGGAACGTCAAATCCAGTAGCCGCCTGTCCCCTACGTCACGCGAGAGCAGGCGTTTCAACACTTCACGGCTGATGCTTGGATAGCATTTGCGCACGTCCAGTTTCACGAACACTTTGCTGGATGGTTCGCGCACCCATTTCCTGATCGCGCGACGCGCGTCGGCTATGCCCCTGCCAGGGATGCTCGCCGTCTGCCATCTGCCGACCTTCGCGCGGAACAATGACATCAACGCCGTTCCGCAGACGTAATCGTAGATCTGATGGCGGATGCTTTCGCATCCGATGATGCGTATCTTTCCTGAAATCGGTTCCACACGGCGGAAGTAGCGGATGGGCGCGAACCTGTATTCGCCGCGCCCTATCTCGTCCGCTATCTGCCGTGAAAGCGAATCCAAGTCGGGATGGCGGCTGAGGAATTCGTTCACGTCCCTGCGGGAGCGTTTGCCTTTAAGGAACCGTTCGATGCAGTCGCGCACGAACGCGGGTTCGGTGATGCGACTGTGTTTGCAATATGTTTTCATGAAAGCTATAAGGGGAATGTTGGCGGCGTTCGGCCATGTGGCCTACCGGTCGCGTGCTTGATTCGATTTTCGGCATGGCCGAGGCTTGCCCTCTCGCATATCCCCGAAAGCGGAGGGTAGTCGTGACGGAAAATGAGAAATACCCTATTGGCGACCGCCGTAGTTCCACCTAGCGTTCGACAGATCGTTCCCGCCATTCGCGTTGAACAACCCGCAGTGCGAACCGTTCCTGAGATTGCCACCGCGCTGCAAGAGGCAGAGGAACCCGGCGAAACCGTCACGAATCCCTAAAAATATTACTGATAGTTATATTGGGAGTGGAGGGGGCTTTCGCCCCCTCGCTTACGCTCACCCCCAACCGCCCGCACTAGGCGTGCGTGCGGCCAAGAACGGATAGGCGACCGCCGTAGTACCACCCAGCGTGCGACAGAACGTCCCCGCCATGCGCGGTGAACAACCCGCCGCGCGAACCGCCCCCGAGACCGCCACCGCGCCGCAATTCGTGCAGTCCCGGAGCGCTGATCGGGTTGATGATAAGAGCGTCGGTCAGGCCGCTGGTGCTTGTCGCACCCACGCCGGTGGGCAGCAGGAATCCGTGCTTTTCGGTGAAGTCGGTCTGCCACTGCCACTGGTTGTCGGTCTTGTCGTTGACGGCGGGATAGTCGCCCACATGCACGTAGTCGGCGGTGATGGCGGTGCCGCTCGCCTTGGTGGTGTCGAACACCTTCCACACTTCGGTATGGCCGGAAGTGTCCGAATCCTTCACGTTCTTCAGGATGATGTCGCCCTCGGTCTCGTAGACTCCGGCGAACAGTTCGATGCCCTGGAGCCTGATCGGCTGATGGGTTTTGGACACGTCCTCGCGGGGGATGCCGTCGTTGCCGAGCACGCCGTCCGTCGAACCGGTCAGGTACGGCATCTGGGTGACATGCATGGCCGTCGTGGTCGTGAAGGCCGCGCCGGAAACGTTGATCGCGGTGGTGGCCGCGTCCACGACGGTCTTGGAAATGACCCTGCGGTATGCCGCCGCCTCGCCGGTCTTATTGTCTCCACGGTCGGTGCCGGTGCCGACGCTCACATAGGAGCCGAGGTCGATGCTTGCCGCGTCAGTGGCCTTGACCAGCGCGCGCGTGACGTTGGTTTCGGCCTTGCTGACGTTGACCTGAGCGGAACCGTTGAAGTCGCCGCCCAAGTAGCGTTCGATGTCCTTGGTCGCGTATTTGAGCATGTGCATGAGCTGCATGTAGAACGTGTCGGCGGAAGTCTTTCCACTGTAGCCCTTGCCTTTGCTGGTGGGTACGGCCACGGAGCCTTGTTCGCTCATGGAGGCCGGAATCTGACCCGAGACGGACGAGGCCTTGCCGCCGTAATTGGACAGCGGGTATTTCGCGTACGCCATGCACGGGCGGAGAGACCCGTCCGGCAGCAGCGCGCCCGGCATCGGCGAATAGCCGTCGTACTGCGTGTCCGAATACCAGATGGTGCAATGATTCGTGTCGAACTCGAACCGATAGAAGCCTGGAGCGGTGATGACGAACACGTCGCCATTCGACCCGTCCTTCGCGTAATTGCCAGCCAAACCCTTGATGGCCTTCACGACCGGCGTGCCATCATCGGCCACCGCAACGTTAGCGTCGAACACACGGAACGCGCTCAAACCAGCGTAATCATCACGTCCGGCACGATAATTCGAGCTTGGCACGACGGTCAGACCGGCATTGTCGCCGACCTTCACGCCGTCCGGCGAATTGGAGAAGCTATAGAGCGGGAAACGCACGCCATACGTGCGCCCATCACGATGCGCGTCGAAATACTCGCGCACGTTCGACACGACATGTTTCGCACTGTCGTAGGCGAACTTGGTGCCGTCCACGACACCATCCTTCTGCGCGCGCTCCAAACGGGCGTAATCACGCAGACGCAAAAACTTATCGGGATTAGCCAAAACAAACCTCCTTGAAATCAGGCGTTAATCGTGGACAGGGCCCAATCCACATCGGACTGGTCGATATCAGCCAACGGATTACCGGTCTGCACCGGCGTGAGCGTGGTCGAATCGACTTCGACCAAATCGGAGAAATTCAACACAGTGGCCGAATCCGGCACCTGGACGCAACGGACGAAACGCCATGTATCCTCACTCTCTCCGACAGTCACCTCATACGCGAACGTGTTGTCGGTCGGCGGAACGTTAACGGTGGCAGTGCCGCTTTCCGACAGTCGCACGTCGAAAGAGTCGCGCACGACGATGCGCTTGCCGACCTTGAACCGTTCGGTCGGCACCACATGCACCAGTTCGCCAGCCAGGACCGCGACGCCATCGGCGCTTGGATGGCCGAAATCGAAATTAATCTGAGTCAAAATATCCTCCTAAAAAAATAGGGATATGGAACAATGGGAAAACCCACACACGCGCCCATCCAACGGCAACACGACGATGTGTGGGATTATTCAACAGAATTGGAAAGGAACCAATGCTTTTCGACACATTCGTGACCACCGTTTGGAAACCCTCATGTGCGAAACTCCGAGAATGCACCAAAGTAGGCTACGAAAGCGCCCTGAATTGCCATATTCTCCCGCAATGGAGCGGAAGGGACATGGACGCGATCAGCGTGGCGGACATCGAATCATGGTTGGACTCCTTCGACAAGCCGGGAGCGGCACGCAAGGCCTACGCGGTGTTCCGTGCGATACTGCGCCTCGCGTTCAAACGCGGTTTGGCCGACAATGACGTGACCAGACGCGAGATACGCCTGCCGCACCTACGACACTATGAGCCGCAAGTACTGTCAGCGTCGGAAGTCCGACGCCTGTTGAAAGGCTTCTACGGGCATCCATTGGAAGCGTGGCTATTGGTGTCCGTGTGCGCCGGATTGCGCCGCTGCGAGTCGGTCGGCTTGGAATGGGCCGACTTGGATCTGCGTCGCGGCACCGTCACGGTGAAAAGGTCGGTGCAGTGGGTGGCGGGCCATGAGACCGTCACCGAACCGAAGACCGATCTGAGCCGACGAACCGTCGCATTGCCACGGTTCGCGGTCAAACGATTGGCGGAACTACGCCACGGCACGAAGACCGGACGACTGGTCGGCAGTCTGAACGCGAACCAAGTGGCAAACCACTACCGCAGTTGGTGCAAGCGCATGAAACTCCCCTGCGTGCCTCCGCGCAACCTGCGCCACACGTTCGGCACGTTGGCGATCAAGGCCGGAACCGACATCAGCGTGGTCGCACGACAGCTCGGACACTCCGACATCCAAACCACCGCACGGTATTACCTCAAGCCCGATCTGAGCGTCCTCAAGGACATGCAGAAAGCATGGCAGAAACTCATATTGACCTGCTGATAGCATTCCGTAACCCTGTACAACGCGAAGGGCTTCACGGTCATCCGCACCGGCATGATGATGCTGGTCAAATACTCCGGTTC